CCGCTCGCGTCCTTGGCGTGGATCGATAGGCCAGCCATGAGGCCAGCGATCATCGCGACCAGCCCGAGAAGGCCGATCTCCCAGCGGGCTTGCTCCGTCACGCCGTCTCTCCCTTATAGGTCCGCGCCTCGTCGGCCCGGCGCGTCGTCAGCCCCGGCATCACGCGGTTGGCAGCCCGGTTCCAGCGGCCGAACTGCGCCGCGGCACCGGCATAGTCCCCGGCGTTGTGCAGCTTCAGCAGCGTAGATGAGGCGAAGTTGCCCTCGCCGATGTTGAACGCCAGCGACACCATCGCGTCGAACTGGTCCTGGGTGGTCTTTGGGGCCAGCCTGTTCACCTTGGCCTCGAACTTCATCAGATCCTTGCGTAGCAGCTCGTCGGCCTGCGCTTCGGTGATGATGAGGCCCTTGTGTACGTCTGGGCCGGTGTGACCGACGCCGATCGTCCACGGGGCAGCCTTGGTCGCCGGATCGGGATACGCCTTCAGAACGACGCCTTCATGCGCCTTCAGCCGCCGCATGCCGGCCGGGCTCATGGTGCGGCCGTTGTCGCGCGGAATGCCGAAGCTGTCCGCCAGCGCGTCTATGCTGTCGATCCACGCCTTCTCGCTGAACTTGCGGTCAGGCGCGAAGGGGCGGATTGCGTCGAATAGTGCGGTGCGTGTCATGGCCGCTGCCCCTTCCGCGCCTGATGCGCTTCCCAATAGGCGACCTGTCGGTCGTTATTCCGCTGGTGCCGGCGATCCCGCCATGTCCGGCCGACGAGGAACACCGCGAGGCCGATCGTCATTACGGACACCGCCCAGCCGTCGAACGGGCTATGGTGGCCCTGCCAGATGATCGGGACCGTCATCAGCGATCCAGCCGCCATGAAGCCGAGCCCGATGCGCTCGATCTGGATCATCATGTCGTGGAAGCGATAGAGCTTGTAGACGCACACGGCCGTGACCAGCGCGCGGGCGATCGAGTTGATGATGTCCCACGTCATGCTGCATCCCCCGTGCCGAGGAAGCGCTTCACGGCGCGGATGATCGTCGGAAGCAGGATGTTGCTGCCGGAGCCGAACACATAGGTCAGGGCTGCCAGCGCGCGGGTATTCGTCTCAACGATTCCCAGCCAGTCGTGCGCGATCCACGGCGTGGCGAAGATAGCGAACGAGAAGCCGCCGACCAGCGTCAGGCATATCTCCGACCGGGACATATCCTGCCATTTCAGGAAGCCCAATGCCGTGAACGCGCCCGACACAGCCGCCAGAGCGATATAACCGAAGCGGAAAATCTGGTCGTTATCCTGCACGCGCATGAGGCTCCTCGCCCGGAATGGCGCCGGCTGTCGCTCGGGGGATCATGCGCGCCACGGTCAGTACCGCACCATCAAGGCGCCCGCGGCTGTGCGGTATTGCTCCCCAACCTGTAGCGCCACGGAGGCCGCGGCGTTGTCAGCATAGACGGGTAGGGCGGGCGTCTGGACCCGCCCCGCAAAGAACGCCGTGCCGCTGGCGCAGTAGATGCCGAAGTTGTTCGTGGCCCCGGTCGCGCCGAAATAGCCGCCGTAGTTGGTATCGTTCGCCCCGCTGGTGACGCCGGCGAAGCTGTACGAAGCGGTCGCTCCGGTGGCAGCATTGGAGACGTTGATCGCAGTACGCTGCCCGGCACCCTGCACATTGCCATTGAGCGACACGTTGATGCCGTTGACGGGAGCGGTTCCAGTCCACGCCGAGCCGGGGTTGATCAGCACGTCGAGCGCCGTGAAGAACCCGGTGCGCGCGCCACCAACCAGCATTTGCAGACGCGCGATGATGCCGGTCTTGAAGTTCAGGCGCTGGATCAGGTTCGACAGCAACGAACCATTGTTCTCGGTGGTGGTCGAGGTAAACGCCTCGCCTTGCTCGCTGCTGTTGGTGGCAGCCAGAGCAACGCCGGGGCTGCTTGGCCCGCCCGCAGCTCCGTTCGAGTTTTGTTTGATGAAGCGGCCGGCGTCCTGAACGTTCGCCCCCGCGCCTTGGGCAGAGCCCTGCACCGCAGCACCTAGGCCGGGACCGTCGCGCGTGAACGCACCGCCATGCCCGGGACCATCTTCGCGACGGTTGCCGGTGACGCCGGAGCCTCCACCCGGCCCGCCGACCGCGCCGCCGACGCCTCCGCCCGCGTTGATTGGTGTACCCGCAGCCGAATAGGTGACGCCGTGGAAGACATAGCCGGAGCCACCCGTCTTCAGCTCATGATAGCCATATACCCCGTCGACCTGTTTCCCCTGCGCCGCACTCTGGACGTAGAACGCCCATGCTTCCGCGTTGTCGCTCCCCGTGACGAGCCGGACAGGCCGCGTCTCGTCAATTTCGACTTTATCCGCGATCGCCTGCGCGCTCGGCAGCTGGTTGGGCTGCAAATCAGCAGCCGTGCCGTTCCGGCGATAGAGATCGGCGAATCGGTCACCGGAGGAACGCACCAGGAAGTAACCGCCATTCGCTGTAGCGGCCAAGCCCGCCGCGGTGGTATCGTACAACTTCCCGCTGACCGCGGCCGCAGCTTGCGCGAGCTGAGCAACGTCCGCGGATGCCTTGGCGCGATCTTTGCTGTCTTCGGCCATCGCTGTTGCTGAAGCGACTGCTTCGTCCAGCTTGTCGGCTACGGTCAACGGTATCTGGACGAACGCCTCTTGGAGCGTGTCATTGGCCTGCTCGGCAGCCCCTTGCGCAGCTTGAGCGCTCTGAAGCAGCGGGGCTACAAGCTGCATCGCCGCAGTGAGATCGGTCCCCGCCAGTGCTGCGGCTGCGATGCCCGCCTCAATCGGCAGGGCCAAAGCCCGGATTTCAGCCTTGGCCGGATCATGCGGCCCGCTGGCCGGCAGACCGGGGTTGCTGTTGTCGCGGAACGCATCCGCGAATTTATCGTAGATCACGCCCATAGCCGTGGGCGTATTCTTGGCACCTTGGAGCGGTTACCGCCGTCAGCCCCCGGAAGTGTCTACGACGGAACTCTCCGACCAAGGCGACAGACGTCCATCGCCGACCGAGTAGGCGACCTGCACGTTGATGTTGGTCGCGATCGGCACGAACTCGGTCAGGAACGACACGCCGGGGCCGGGGTCGGCATCCGCATACTCGCGCTCGTTCCAGCTTCCCGACGTGCCGACCCGCCAGCGCCCCGACCATGTGAGGTCGTCTCGATCCGGCCCGGTCGCCGCGATCAGCACGCGAGCGCCAGTCGATGCGGTTCCGTCTACCGGCTCGCCGGCCGGGTCTTCGGTGCCGGGGTTCTGACCAACGGCGCTGTACTGAGCCGTGGCGCTGATGATCATCGGCTGGGCCAGCGGCTCGCGCGCGACGCGGTCACCTACGGGCGCTGGGTCGCCTTCCTCCGTCGCCGGGTTCCACGCGTCGACGTTCGGGTCGGCTGCGATCCATGACGCCGTGACGGCACCGGTCTGGAGGTTGCGCGTCAGGCCGACGATCTCCGCCGGGCCGCTGTACGCCACGAACTCGTCGTCGGTGCCCTGCGCTTCCGCCAGCAACAGGTTGATGAAGCGCTCGCTGAGGATCGAAGCGCCAGCCGCCAGCGTCGTGAAGCTGCCACGCTTCTGAGCCATAACTTGGGAGAGCTTCCGCTTGGCGAGGCGGCGTGCCTGAGCGTGGCTGGGCACCTGATTGGCGAGATCGTCCGAGCGAACCGCACCGCGCGCCAGGATGTCGTCCTCGTCCGTCCACGGATCGGTGTCGACGGTGTTGTAGTCGTGGAGGTTGGACACATAGGTTACACCGATCTGGTTCAGCGCGTCCTCGTCGCCGACGCCGTCCTCGACCGTGTAGCTGACGACCTGATCGGGACCGATGCTGACGGTGGGCGTGTAGTAACGGCCGGTGTAGACTACCAGCGCGCCGTCTTGGCGTGGTGACATCCACCCATCGCAGCAGGCCAGCAGCGCCGACAGAACAGCCTTATGCTCGGAGCCGTCGCCTGCGTGGCGGTGACTGACGCAGGACCGATAGCGCGGCTCGTTCCCGCCGGCCTTCAGCGGCACCGCAACGTCGGCGTCGTTTGCCGCGGCCGTCCAGTAGGCGAGGGTGGGCGCGAAGTGGCGACTCCACTCCTTCCCGTTCCGCACGAGCTGATAGT